CCGGCTAATCCTTCACCAATTCAACCCGAAGGTTTGCATGGTTTTTTATCACAGATGTCTACCTCTCAGCGTATCGTTACGTGAGGAATCGGCATCAGTCAGTCGGACACGATGGCAATCAAGATTTAAAAACTTGATTACCAACGTGTCCGCTGCACTTAATTCAGAATCCAACGACCTCGAGGAGGCGTGGGATTATGAATACGATTCGATTTGGAGGCACAGATGGGGAAACAAGCGTTTCCTCGACTGTACACCCAAACAACAGATTGGGATTCTGAGCGCTCGTACCCACTGGTACAAGCGCCTAAAACCCCATAATAAAAATCTCTTGAAGAGACTCCTTGACCGCAAGGGCGCAGAAACTCTGAGAGAAATAATGCATACGACGGATGGGATACTATCATCGCTGATAGTATCTTATCCGGAGGTATTTATAGTTCCTGAGGGACACGACGTATACGCCGTGTCCGACAGGATCATGAACTGTCTTATCAGTAATGGGCTGCAGGACTACGCGTCCCAGCTCAACATACTGAAAGGTTTCAAAAAAAGGATGCGTAAGTGTGCATTCACTCAAGAGGAATGCGCACTTACGGAGCCTGAACAAAGGTCCCACTCTTGGCTTGAACTCGTTTTGAAGGAGTTCAACCCGAGGGTGGGGATTAATTCAAAGGCCAACATGTTCCGTGCTTGCGTTTTCACGCAAACCAGAGCAGTTGGCCTTGCCAATAATAAAATGGCAGCCGCCGCCATCGATGAGTACATCGAGACGGTGTCCGTCAAAAGAGATTTTGAACCGAACGATGTTCTCCAGGACTCAGTCGAATGGGTCCTGGACAACATCGTCCAGTCAATACCAGGAGGGAACCCCAATTTTCGCATTAGCATGTCGTCTAGTGCGTGTACTGAGGTTCCAAAATCTAGAGGAGGGAAGTTCGGCCACTTGAAAGAGTCGGCCGACCGACCCTCGCTACCTAAATTCTCTCCCACTAATCCTGGAGGCCAGCTCGGAAACTGGGCCTTCAAGAAAGCGGTAGAGATGATCGAGACCTCTGATCCGGCGATATTTAAAACAAATGTCGCCGCGATCAGAGAAAATGGTAAAGTAAGGATTGTGACCAGTGGGTCCTTTTACAAGGACGCACTGCTACAACCCTTCAGTCATATGACTATCGCCGCTATAAAGACACAGAAGTGTCTTCGTAACGGTCTTAGTGCAGGAAGATTAGGATGGCGGTTCATCAGCCGGGTCGATCACCTCGACCCAGTTGACGGACACGTCCTCTTCGAAAAGAAGCGGTTGGTGCGTTCGATAGACTGGCGACAGGCTACGAACACACCAACACACAAATCAGCGCACTACATCACGACGCGTCTTCTTGCGAAGATGCGCCTGGATGAGTCCTTAAGAAAAACCATCGAACAGATCTGGCCAGGTTGCAAAGATCTGTACGTTGGTGGTAAATACGTAGGTATGGCTGTTAACGGGGTCCCGATGGGAGACCCGTTAACCAAGACAAACCTATCTCTAAGTAAACCCATCTGCGAGGCTTACGCACACCGTAAGCAGCCAGGGGTTAAGGTCGTCCACGACGGCAATGGCGATGATACCATCGTCATTGCCGGCGCGGACAATGAAGAAATGCTCCACCGGTGGTTCGCCGCATTCGACGAATGCGCGACACTACTCGGTTACGAGCTATCAGAGTTAGACGCCTTCACAACACGTTCCTGGGGAACATATTGCGAGGAGGTCTTCCATATCCCTGTCGACAGGTTCAACACGGTAGCTACCGGGTCGAAACTGAAAGACAA